GCCTTACGCTCAGCCGAACCGGGCTTGCCAACGGGTACAATCATGGTATCCTCTCCCCCATTGTAGCGAGAGTCAACCTTTTCCGCCTTAGCCTTACTACCCTTGCGGAGAGCCTTGCGATTGAACTTGTGAATCTTTTCACTGTGAATCGGGCCATACAACCCATCGGCAAGGGACGGCTGATGCCGAGTGGCCATACCAACAAAGCACATGCGAACCTGACGCTTGGCATCTTCGATAATCTTGAACTTGGTAGCCATTTTCTTTTTCCTCTTGGTGATGAACGTATTTTACAGAAAGTTTTTTATCTTGTCAACCCCTCTAGTGGGGTCATGAGACGCCCATCCAAGAGGCCTTTTCCATACAGAAGTTATAGAACATATCGTTCAGCATTTCTTCGTAGTTGCTTTCCGTGATTCGTCGTCGGTCATTCGTTGCTTCACATTCTGCAAACAGTTTACCGTCTGCCGTATACAGTAGCACCACATTGTACGTTTCGCTACCCCAAATCTGACGCAAAGCATTTTTGATTTCGTTGGAGATCATTTTGTTTCCTCTTTCTCTTATATCGTCATTATACAGGGTATTTCTTAGAGATCAAGCAAAAAGTTTCCTTAAAAGATCGTAAGGTAGTCTTATAGCAAATACCGTGCCACGGTCGCCTAGCAGGTTTGATTTGCTGTAACTCTTTATACTGCAAGAGTTTGCATCAAGTCTCTGCGGCCTGCCTCGCCGTAAAGTCTTATACGGCAAGGCTTTAGGTCAAGTGGCGTGAATGAAAACCTTTTGAGTCTTAATACCCTCAGTCACAGTAATGATCCAGTTACGACCACTACCATCCTCACGCATGATACCGTTGATGATTCCGATATATCCCTTGCCCTTAGTATCTCGGAATCCAGCATACTTACCAGAAGCCATCGCAAGAAAAAGACTCTTCAGATCGTTCATTTGGTTTCCCTTGGTGATGATGAATGTATTCTACAGAAACTTTTTTGCTTGTCAATCCCCTCTATCGTAGGGTAATCAAGCCATTGAAGTGTGAGAAGGTCAGAATCAAATCCCTTTGGGGATACTTCTCTTTGATGTACGCTTGTGCTGTACTCTCGCGGTTATCGGTAGCACCAACATACTGAACAACCGTTCCATCCTTATCTGTAACCTTCCACACCTTCTTCTGTACAATCCTAGGAAGGCTACTGATGAAATCGTTGATATGAGTTGCTTGTTCCATTTTTCTTTCTCTCTTTCTTGTGTTGCTATTCTATCATCATCCGCAAACGTTGTCAATCGCAAACTCTTCCACAACGTAACCCATTTCGTCGATTCGGATGAATCCGCCATCCTCACCGATTTCGATTTCGTTTCCGTTGCTACGAGCAAGATCCAGAAGATCCATTCCAAACGCTGCAACGTTCACCAGCGTAGCAGAATCGGCACTGCTCAGGAAATCAACCAACTCAGCCATCGTGTTGAAGATCATCATGTTTCTCATATCGACATTATACCAAACCTATCTTGAGTGTCAACAAAAAAGTTTCCTTAAAATATCGTAAGGTTCCTAAGTTGTTGATAGATAAGAGTTTGCGTCAAGCCGCTGCGGCCCGCCTCGCCGTAAAGTCTTATGTAGCAAGGATTTACGTCGAGTGCATAACCCTAGTGGGGGGTTAGCCCACCTTGAACATGAAAACCCTAGAAGCCCCGCATGACGATACCCCCCAACTGGGGCAATCATACAGCCAATCGGGCAGCCCCTTACAATGGGGAGGATGATAGCCGTCAACGTGTAGCGTATTATTATCATCCGGCAACCGCTGCACGATCAATCCATGGGATTCTAGTTTGCAAATCATTTCGGAAACGGACATTTTTTGTTCCTTTGGTTGCATATCATATCCAAGATTATACTTTTTTCGCAAGTATCTTACCTTATCCTTAGTAGCATTTGCGTCCATTCCAATCCGATTCAATCTTGCAAAACTGTTCATTTTCTTTCCTTGTGAGAGTATTCTATAGAATCTTTTTCGTATTGCCAACCCCCTTATCGGGTGGTCATATCATCGGCCATTTCAATCGTCGAACCATCTACCAACTCAACTTCCCAAACGTTACCCTCGTCGAAGTACCAACCAACGATCACGCCAGAAAAACCACCAACCACAATCTCGTCACCAATCTCGAACATCTTTTCGTTCTCCTTTTTCTCTCTTACTTCTTATATCGGCATTATACAGGTATATCTTTAGGTTGCAAGCGAAATCTTTTATTTTTTTTATTTTTTTTAGAGAATATATTATTCTTTATTCTTTGGCATAGCATTTGCTAGGGTCATTTAACGTAAGTCCTTATCCCATAAGAGTTTAGGGCAACTTTTGCGTCCATTACTCGTAGTAAAGTCTTACGCCACAACACTTTACAGCAAGAGGGGGTTTTTTCGTTTTATATTAAGGGGTTTAGAAAATCGCCAGACATCGCGGGTGGTGCAAAAACAATAAGGACCACCATACGTAATTGGCCAGTTTATTAGCCATTTTCCCCTATAATAATCTTTTATAAATCATTTTTGTACTGATACAAGTATCAATAACCAGCCCAGAATCACCTATTCTAAAAAAATGGCCGGGTCATCATATCAATTGGCCAGTTTCCACCAATTAACAGTCAACCCTGCACCATCTTTTATTTATCTACAGATTACTTACTATATATTAGCCGAATTCCCCCTAGTATCTATAAACATTATATCCATAGAAATGAGGAGCAGTCGGAACAGGACTATAAAGCGGATAAGCCGGATAAATTACTGTTGGAACAGGTATTACTTGAGTATTTACTACTGGCTGATAAACTACTGTTGGAACATAACTAATAGAATTTTGTTGAACATAAGACCACGATACCGCTGGTTGAAACTGCTGAACAGGAACATAAACTGGCTGAGCATAAACACTTCGTGCTCTAATCCATTCACAACCACTACTCTCATTTCCAACACAACAAAATAAACCACAAACTAACAACATAAAAATTTTCATGATTAATCTCCTAAAGGTATTTTTGACTTCATGTCACTTTATTATAACGGCCAACCCCCATAAAAACAACAACGGCCACGACTAAAAGTTATTAATCGTGACCGCTGCTCCGCCCCTTAATCTTTATCTGCTAAATTTCAACCAATAGCAGTAGCTTCAGTATCCTTTGAACTATTAATTTCCTTAATCTTCTTTGGACGGCCCCTGCTCTTCTTTAAAGCTAGCTTTCTTCGTTGGCGTCGTACCATTGCTGTACTAATAGTTTCGCCCGTCATCTTGCTCAATGAGGCTGCTAGTCCTTCGTCACATAACAGAGTATGATTATTGTTAATATAGTCTAGTTCCGCATTGGTCCACTTTTTATAATTGGCCATAAATCGCTCCTATCTTTTAATTTGTTGACAATCTCGCTCCAAAACATACTATAATAAGGTTTGATCAGTTTAGAGCAAGGAAAAAAATATGATAGATCACAATTTTGAACCAGACATTGTTGCTAATAGCGTATTATTCGTTAGAGCTTCTGGATCTATAAATGATGACATTATTAATGATTTATTATTAGACAACGGAAAGAGTATAGCAGAATTACTACATGACCAAGAAAAAGATAACAAAGCCGACTGAATTACCAAATGGCGTTAGCACAGAAGAATTTCTATTAGTATTAGAAAATATTAGCAAAAGATTAGCCCATAAATTCAGATTCGCCTATCATAGCGTAGATGATATGAAGCAACAGGCTGCTATTTTTGCATTGGAAGGTCTTAAAAATTATGACAAAAAAAGACCGTTAGAAAACTTCCTGTGGACCCACGTTCGTAATCGATTATTTAATTACAAAAGAAATAACTATCAAAGGCCCGACAAACCCTGTCACTCTTGTCCTTTCTTTGACAAAGGTTGCAAAGTTAGCATTAATCAATGTGAAAAATTTTCCAATAAAGATGACTGTGAATTATACGCCGCATGGGCAAAAAGAAATGAGGCCAAAAAGAATATTATTCAACCAGGATACATTGAAAGCAACACATCATTTTCGCCGTCAACAACTATTGAGCCCCTATTAGAAAATAAGGAACTAATTAAATTCTTAGACTCTCATATTCAGACCGAATATAGAGAAATTTATTTAAAACTCAAACACGGCATAAAAGTAAATAAGGGCGACCTTAAAAAACTTCAAAATCACATAACTAAATTAATGGAGGACAACAATTGGAAAACAATGCTCCCCGAAAACGAGGACAACTGAGCCTTGATGAAGAAAAATACATAAGAGATAATTACACCTCATCCTCACTGCAACAAATTGCTGATTATCTTAATAGAACAGTTGGTCCAGTACAACGATATATTAATGAAAATCAATTGTCGGTTATTAATAGCAGTAATGATAATCAGATACTTAGCCAGAAACTTCATACTAAAACGTTTTGGCCGGAAATTACTCGTCAGTTTGATAGTGATAGCGGCGAATTAGAATACTTTGAGAGCACATGGATTAATCTGGTAAAGCAGTTTCGAGAAGACGTGTTGCCCGCTGAAGAACTTCAAATTAAACAGTTTATCACCATAGATATTCTTATTAATCGAAGCATGAAAGAGCGAAAGCGTCACATTAGCGAAACTGAAAAGCTTCAGCGAATGGTGGATGAAATTTATAGTAAACCAGAAGTTGAAAGAGACATACCGAAATTGGCCAATCTGGAAACTCAGCTCAGTTTCGCACGAAACAGTATCGCCAATTATACCAATGAATATACCAAATTGCTCAACGAACAGCAAAAAATAAGCAAAGATCTTAAAGCTACCAGAGAGCAACGAATCAAAAGAATTGAAGACGGAAAAAGCAGTTGGACAGGACTCATACGAATGCTAGAGGATGAAGAGATAAGAGAAAAAGAAGGACGAGAAATGGAGATTCTCAGCATGGCTACCAGCAAGGTTAAGCAGAAACTTTATGATTATCATAATTATCAGGACGGCACAGTGGACAAACCATTCTTAAACTCAGAGAGCGTTAATAACAATGAGTAAAACAGCAATTATTACTGGCATTACGGGACAAGACGGAAGTTATCTGGCAGAAAATCTTTTACAAAAAGGATACGGAGTTGTTGGATTATATCGTCGAACCAGTTCGGTGAATTTTGATCGCCTCAAGAATATAGTTAATCATCCTCGATTAGTATTAGAAGAATTTGATCTTACTGATCCTAGCGACTGTACAGACATGATAACTAAGCATCGTCCCAAGGAATTTTATAATCTGGCGGCTCAGAGTCATGTGGCCACTAGTTTTAAACAACCAACCACCACATTTGAAATTGATGCTGTGGGAGTGATTAATATACTAGAAAATATTAGAAAATTTAGCAGCACAACACGATTTTATCAAGCCAGTACCAGCGAAATGTTTGGGCGAAATTATTCAATTGACTCTGATGGTAATAAATATCAAAACGAAGAAACGCCTCTGTTGCCACAAAGTCCTTATGCTGTGGCGAAATTAGCCAGCCACCGAATGGTTCAAATATATCGAGAAGCTTACAATTTATATGCTTGTAGCGGAATACTATTTAATCATGAAAGTCCTCGTCGTGGCGAAAACTTTGTTACGCGAAAAATAACCAAATATATTGGAAGACTAGTTAATAATAAACTAGAAAAAGATGAAAAACTCAAACTTGGAAACATTAATGCTGTAAGAGATTGGGGACATGCAAAAGATTATGTTGAAGCTATGAGATTAATGCTAATTCGTGATAAAGCAGATGATTTTGTTATTAGCACAGGACAATGCCAAACTGTTGAAAACTTCTTAAAAGAATCATTTTCTTTTGTTAATAAAGATTATAAAGATTATGTAGTAATTGATCCTTCTCTTTATAGGCCAGCCGAAGTTGAATATTTGAAGGGAGATTGTAACAAAGCTAGAAAGCTTTTAAATTGGATTCCTAAAATTACATTTCAACAACTAGTTCACGATATGGTTAGTTCTGATATTGAACTATGCTCTCATGCTTAGGAATTTTAATGATCCAGAATATAAGAAATGGAGAAATAAAATTTACGCAAGAGACAATCATACTTGTCAGTGGCCAGGATGTTCCAGCAAGAAAAAACTAAATGCCCATCATATTCGTCGCTGGGCCGATTGTCCGGGACTACGATTCGAAGTTGATAATGGAATAACCTTATGCAAAGATCATCATAAAATGATTACTGGTGTAGAAACTTATTATGAGGCCGTTTTTTACAGCATAATAAAGCAGAAGCCAAAAAATGACAAATAATAACACTTATAATAACTTCACTATAATAATAGACACACGAGAGCAACAGCCGTGGATCTTTAATGATTATACTAAGGCACATAAGAAGCTAGATACTGGGGACTATAGTATTGAGGGCTTAGAGCATATACTAACCATCGAAAGAAAGAAAAGTTCCAGCGAATTTGCAACAAACATTGTTGAGAGTCGATTCAAAGATGTTGTGATGCGCTTGAGCCAATTTAAATATTCATTTTTATTATTAGAATTTGATCTTGAAGATTTATTAGTATATCCAGAAAGAAGTACTGTGCCCAAAAGAATGTGGGACAAGGTTAAAATTACTCCAGCATTTCTTATTAAACATATTTTAGAATTGCAATTAAATCATAATATTAAAGTTATATTTTGTGGTAATGCTACTAGTGCAGAAAAGATAGCTGAGTTCATTCTAAAAAAAATACATTATATAGAAATGGTAAAAAAACCAGATGATTGAATCTAAAAGCAGAATATCTTTTGATGATGCTTGGTTAGATCTGGGCGATATAAATCAAATAAAATTAAAAAAGAACGTAATGATTAACAGATCAGAGAGAGATATTGAACTCCCTGATTTGCACTTGATGAAAGTTTTAAAAGATCCAAAGTATATTGGAAGCATGGTTAAACTTTTATTCAATATTGAATTACATCCTATGCAAATTTTAATATTACAAGAATTTTGGATACGACCATTCCCGATGTATATTGCTAGTCGTGGTTGGGGTAAATCGTTTCTATTAGCTCTATATTGTGTGATAAAATGTACCTTTTGTCCAGGAACAAAAATAGTTGTAGTTGGTGCCGCTTTTCGTCAAAGTAAAATCATCTTTGAATATATGGAAACTATTTGGAGAAGTAGTCCTATATTAAGAAGTATCTTTAATGGCAATGATGATGGACCACGAAGAGACGTTGATAGATGCACTATAAGATTAGGAGATAGTTGGACAATTGCTATTCCTATGGGTGATGGAAGCAAGATCAGAGGTTTACGCGCACATATTATCATCGCTGACGAATTTGCATCCATATCTCCAGACATTTATGAAACAGTAGTATCTGGATTCGCTGCTGTGTCCGCCAGTCCTATTCAAAATGTTAAAGAAGAAGCTAAAAAGAAAGCAATGATAGAAGCAGGAATATGGAATGAAGAACTTGAAGTATTAAATACTAAAATGGGTAATCAAGCAATAATTAGTGGAACAGCAGATTATGATTTTAAACACTTTGCTAGTTATTGGAAAAGATACAAAGCAATAATAGAAAGCAAAGGAGAAAAAAGAAAACTTGAAGATATATTTAAAGGAGAAGTTCCTGATAGCTTTAATTGGAAAGACTATAGTATCATTCGTATTCCTTATGAGCTTATTCCAAAAGGATTCATGGATGACAAACAGGTTAGTCGTGCTAAAGCAACAATACATACCGGTATCTATAATATGGAATATGCTGCTTGTTTTGTGAAGGACAGTGAGGGATTTTTTAGACGAAGCTTAATTGAAAGTTGTGTCGTATCAAATACTCAGATTTTAATAGATGGAAAACCAGTAATGTTTGATGCTATCACAAGAGGAGATGCTAATAAACAATATGTATATGGAATCGACCCTGCGAGTGAACAAGATAATTTTAGTATAGTTATATTAGAGGTCAATCCTACGCATTCCAAAATTGTGTATTGCTGGACTACTAATAGAGCTAATTTTAAAGAGCGTCAAAAAACTGGACTAATAACGGAACATGATTTCTATGGTTTCTGTGCTCGTAAAATTAGAAATCTAATGAAAACCTTTAAGCCAATTAAAATAGGAATGGATGCTCAAGGAGGTGGTGTTGCTATTGAAGAATCATTACACGACCCAAACAAGCTCGAAGAGGGAGAAGTTTTAATTTGGCCAACAATAGAAGATAAAAGCAAAGACACGGACGATCAACCAGGATTGCATATCTTAGAATTGATACAGTTTGCAAAGGCCGAATGGACAAGTCAAGCGAATCACGGATTAAGAAAAGATTTAGAGGATAAAGCCTTGTTATTTCCAGCATTTGATAATTTAACTTTAGGATTAGCTATTGAAAGCGAAGGCAAAAGCATATTAGAAGCTGATCTTAATCCTCTGTATGATAGTGTTAGCGAATGCATATTGGAAATAGAAGAATTAAAAAATGAGCTTACAACAATAGTTATGTCGCAAACTAGCCAAGGACCAAACGCAAGAGATAGATGGGATACTCCAGAGACTAAACTTGGTCATGGCAAAAAGGGAAGATTAAGAAAAGACCGATATAGCTCTTTAATAATAGCAAATATGTTAGCAAGACAACTTAATAAAGCTTTAAAACCAGTTGATTATGATATAATAGGAGCTAATGCTAAGGATTCGTTTAAAAATAACGGAAATATGTACAAAGGACCAGAATGGTTCGTTAACGGAGCAAATGATGACGTATATACAGGAATTTATAGATAAAGTGTATTACTAAACTAGTAATCTCTTTACAATCCCATTACATTAGAATTAAATAATTATGGCCAATAAAAAAAGAACAAAAGAGGAAGTACTAGGCACATCAAACACTGCACCACCAGAAGCTTATGTAACATGGGGTGATGATTTATTAAGTAAACAAGAAGCTTTAAAAACTGCTGGGGCATCACTAGACGAATTTACTCTGGTAGAAAAAGCAACTGCAGGAGGAAGAAGATATAGCCTTGATTTTTCTAGTTTAGATGGTCTTACAGGAAGTCGCCCAGGATTAACAAAAGACGATTACTATGCGTTCAGGCCACAAGAAGCTCCTCCTAATGAGATCAAAATGATCTTGCAAAGAGCAGAACGAGTTTATCAAAGAGTAGGTTTGGTAAAAAATGTAATAGACCTTATGGGTGATTTTGCTAGCCAGGGTATACGTTTAGTCCATAGAAATAAAAGAATAGAACGATTTTATAGAAGGTGGTTTAAGAAAATAAATGGCAAGGATCGTAGCGAAAGATTTCTTAATAATCTTTACAAAAGCGGTAATATAGTTATAGATAGACGAACAGCAAAGATAAGCATAAAGGTTACTGATAAATTATATAAAGCTCTTGGAACAGCAGACATGCAACTTAATGATTTACCAGAAGTTACTGTTGAAAAAAGAGAAATCCCATGGAAGTATACTTTTATAGATCCTGTTTGCGTAGAAGTATCAGCAGGAGCATTGTCTTCCTTTTTAAATGATAAAACATATGAATTAAATTTACCAGCATCATTACGTAGAATTATTAATAATCCTAAAACAGAAAATGAGAAGAGAGTTATCGAGAACCTACCTGCACAAATCATAGAAGCTGCTAAAAACAAGAAACCATATCCTCTTGATTATGATAAAACATTAGTATTTCACTATAAAAAAGACGATTGGCAAGCATGGGCATATCCTATGATTTATGCCATTATGGATGATATCACAGTTGTTGAGAAGCTTAAATTAGCTGATATGGCCGCTCTTGATGGTGCTATTAGTAATATTAGAATTTTTAAACTAGGTAGCTTAGAGCACAAGATTGCTCCAACAAAAGCAGCAACATCCAAGCTTGCCCAGATTCTTGGTAATAACGTTGGTGGAGGAACCATGGATTTAATTTGGGGACCAGATATTGAACTAATGGAAAGCAATACTAATGTTCATAACTTCTTGGGAGAAGGTAAGTATATTCCACATCTTAATGCTATATATGCAGGACTAGGTATTCCTCCCACGTTAACAGGAACATTTGGCGCAGCAGGAACAACAAATAACTTTATTAGCTTAAAGACGCTAACTCAAAGACTTCAGTATGGCCGAGACAGATTAATAGAATTCTGGGAAGAAGAAATTGCTATTGTTCAAAAGGCCATGGGTTTTAAATTTCCAGCTAAAATTGAATTTGATAGAATGGATCTTAGTAATGAAGATACTGAAAAAGCTTTATTAGTTCAGTTAGCGGACCGTAATCTTATTAGTGATGAATTATTACAAACTAGATTTGGTTTTGATCCTGATATGGAGAAGAGCAGACTCAATAGAGAAAGTAGAGAAAGAGATAGCAATAGAATGGTTGCCAAATCTGGTCCTTGGTTTGATCCACAATTTGAAAATTCTCTTAAGAAGATTGCTTTACAAATAGGCGTGGTTGCTCCAAGTCAGGTAGGACTAGAACTAGATAAGAAAAAAAGCGGGGAAAAATCAGCATTGGAAATGAAAGTTCCATCAACACCATTTGGTGGAGGAGCGCCACAATCCAAAAACTCTCCATTACCAAAGGAGCCTGGAGCTGGTCGCCCTAAATTATCTAAAGATACAGAAAAGAGACAAACCAAAAAATTCTCTCCTCAAACAGGTGCGAAGTTATCTCTATGGGCATCTGGAGCACAAGATAAAATAAGTGAAATAATTAATCCAATAATATTAGAGTTTTTTCAGAAGAAGAACCTAAGAAGTTTGAGTCATTTAGAATCACAAAAACTAGAAGATATTAAAACCAATATATTATTATCTATTAGTCCATTTTCGTCAATAGGAGAAGACTCTATCACCAACCAGCTAGCATCCGCACAAGACAATGGCGCTAATCTTAATCAATATTACATGTGGTTAAAAGCACTACAGTCAGATCTTGGTAGAGAATTGTCTGTTGATGAAACTAAACAAGCCAAAGCCTCTTTTTATTCTATGGTGTATAACGAAATAGATAACTAACCAAAATAAAAGGTTAAATAATATGAAAATATATGAGCAAGAAAAACTTGATGGATTAGAGGAGTCTCTCAAAGCCTCTGCTTCTATATCATATGCTTGTGTTGTTGAGCCATACGGTGGCTCCAAAAAAGATTCAAAATACTTTAAAAGTATAGCATCGTTTGATGATGAAGATCTATATTATGTTCAATCTATTTTAGTTTCGTCATCCTGGAATAAAAATGATGATATTTTTGATAAAGTAGAAGTATGGAATGCTAAAAATACTCCAGAGCATAAACCCACTAATCTTGAGCATGATGAACACTCTATTATTGGCCATATTGTTTCTAATTGGCCGATCACTGAAGATGGTATTTTAATTGATGAAAATACCCCAATAGAGAATCTTCCTGAGAAATATCATATTTTAACAGGATCAGTTATATACAGAGGTTTTAGCGACGAAGATTTACGCGCAAGATCCATGAAATTAATATCAGAAATAGAAGATGGAACAAAATATGTTAGTATGGAATGTTTTTTTAAGGGCTTTGATTATGGGTTATTAGATAAGAGTACTGGTAAATACAATGTACTTGGACGTAATGAAGATACTGCATATTTAACAAAATTCTTAAGATCCTATGGAGGAGCAGGAGAACACGAGGATTATAAAATTGGTAGAGTTTTAAGAAATATAACCTTTACAGGTAAGGGTTTTGTGAACAGACCGGCTAATGAAGATAGCGTTATTTTTTCTAAAAATATAATAATTCCAGTAAATACAGTTACTAGTAATGATAATATTGAAGAAAAAAATGAAGAAATTGTCAATTCAGGTGTATTAAATTTTCAATCCAATATACAATCGGAGACTTTAATTATGAGTTCAGCTAATACAGAAGTAGAGATGGAAACAACACAAGTTCCAACAGTAGCAGAAGTAGCAGTAGAAACAGTAACAGAAGAAGTTCAAGTTGCTGAAGTAAATGCTGCAGAATTAACATCAAAAATCGAAGAGCTAACTGTTGCTAATGAGGCACTACAAGCTGAAATTGAACAAATCAAATCAGAAGCAGCTAAAAAGACCGAAGAGCAAATGAAAAAAGAAGAAGAAATGATGAAGAAATCTAAGAGTGAATTAGAAGCTGCTCTTACAACTATCGCAGAATATGTTGCTAAAGAAGAGGCCATGATGAAGAAAGAAAAGAAGATGAAGAGAATGGCTACTTTAATTGAGGCTGGTATTGATAATGAATCAGCCGAGGCAACAGTTGACAAATTCGAAAGTTTGGATGACGAAGCTTTTGAAGCCATGACTTCTCTTTTTGCTGGCAAATTGCCACCTTGGTTAGAAAAATTCAAAAAGAAAGACAAAGAAGAAGAAGCCATGATGATGCGCAAAAGAGCATCAGAAGAAACTTCAATTGAAGCAGACCCATCGGTACTAGAAACAGCCGAGGTTGAAGCAAACGTTAATCTAGGTGTTGGCAGTAGCGATGTAGAATCTGCACTAGAGTCAACTAGAGCAGCATTGGTCGAATTTGTATCAAGTAAACTAGGCAAGAAAAACTAACAAGTAATAACCAACTAATACGGAGAAATTACAATGGCTCTAAAACCAGATCGTATCGAACTTTTAACTGACGTTTCATTCTTCATGACCACAACAGCCGAAAGAGGTGGTGTTGCTAGTGTTGTAACAGCTACCAGTGGCGTTGGCGTCTCGATGGATGATGGTAATGCTGTAGTAGCATATGCTGCTGTGGCTTCTGGCGCTAAGCCAGTAGGCGTTCTACTAAATGATGTTGTTAATCTTGATCTAACAAGACAACACATCAATTGGCACAAAGACGAAACACAAGTTGGTGGCAAGGTGACCCTACTCCGAGTAGGTCAAGTAACCACAAACCAACTAGTTGCAGGCACAACACCATCTGCTGGTGCTGATGCTTATGTTGGTGTCAGCGGTCTAATTGGAACAAGCTCAACTAACGCTGTTAAGATTGGCCAGTTCCTAAGCGCCAAAGACACCGACGGTTATGCCAAAGTATCAGTTAACCTATAATTCATTTTTTAAATAAAGGGAGAAAAACACATGTCAGCTAAAACCGAAAGATTTCAGCCAACACCAGAATTAACAGACCTTCTAATGCGTTCTGGTTCGGCCAACAGAGAGACTGCTCTTGCTGCTAATGCAGAGTTTGCAAAAGCTCTTGAGCTTCCTCTTCGTAAGGGTATTCTTAGTGGCGATGTTCTTGACGGTATCTTCGAGCCAATCCAATTAGCTCAAAGTGCTACTCCAGAATTCCCACTCGATTTCTTAGCTCCAGGCACAGAAAAAGACTTCGTTGCCTATACAATCCCAAATCATGGCTACATTCCAGAGCGCCATGTTGAAGGCGATTACGTCATGGTTCCAACCTATGACGTTGGTGCTAGTATCGACTATCTTCTAAAGTATGCTCGTGACGCCCGCTGGGACGTTGTTGGTCGTGCTATGGAAGTTCTCGAAGCTTCTTTCGTAAAGAAGATGAATGATGATGGTTGGCACACACTACTTGCTGCTGGTGTTGATCGCAACATCGTAGTATATGATAGTGATGCTAATGCTAGTCAGTTCACAAAGCGTTTAGTCAGTCTCATGAAAACTGTTATGCGTCGTAACGGCGGTGGTAACAGTACATCAAACAACAGAGGCTTGCTAACTGATCTTTATGTTAGTCCAGAAGCTATGGAAGATATTCGTAACTGGGGTATCGATCAAGTTGACGAAGTAACACGCAGAGAAATCTATACTGCTAATGATGGTGCCATCAATAGAGTATTCGGCGTTAACCTCCACGACCTTGACGAACTAGGTGTTGGTCAACAGTATCAACTATTCTACAGTTCTGCTTCTGGTGGCCTAGGTGCCTCAATGCCATCAGGCAAGACTGAGATTGTAGTTGGTCTTGATCAACGCAAGAGAGACAGTTTCATAATGCCAATTCGTCAAGAAGTTCAAATCTTCGAAGACGAAACACTACATCGTCAGAAGAGAGCCGGTTTCTACGGCTGGGCAGAGCTTGGCTTTGCTGTTCTTGATAATCGTAGAGTACTTGTTGGCGCTCTCTAATTATTAAACTGGTTCTAATAACCAAAATAAGAAAGGCTGGCCTCGCGGCTGGCCTTTTTTATTAGGTGTATAACTATTTATCTTAATAACACTAATAGGTGAATACTATGGCAGCAAGTAAATATGATTTTGCTATAGAGCAAGGTACATCATTTAAAATTAGTCTAGTTTATAAAGATTCTAATGGAAATCCTATAAATTTAACTAATTGGTGTGCCCGATTAATCTGGAAAACCAATACGAATGCTTCTCAAACCTTTAGCTCGCAAAATAACAATGATAGTTTATATAAGTTTACTATAGATGGAATTAATGGCAAGTTGACACTCATGATTCCAGCATCTGTTACAAACCAGTATGCTTTTACAACAGCCAAATACGACTTAGAGTTACAAAGTCCCGACGATTTATATACTAGTGGTGGAAAATATACAACTAGACTTTTATTTGGTACTGTTTCTATATCCAAGAGATTTAGTCAATCAGCAGCACAGCTAGAGTGCTCAGTATGAGTGATTTTATACTGGAAATTTTAGAGCCAGTAGCTAATACTATTGACATAGAAACAAGCATATTAGATACTGTTACTGATAATATTATTATTGAGTATCAAAACAATAATACTATTGACATAGAAACAAGCATATTAGATACTGTTACTGATAATAATATTATTATTGAGTATCAAAACAATAATACTATTGACATAGAAACAAGCATATTAGATACTGTTACTGATAATATTATTATTGAGTATCAGTATCATAACACTATTGATATAGTAAATACTGAAAAAATATTGACTAGCGATTTACCTTATGGATATTCTATATTAAATACTGTTGGAGATCTACCATATACTAGAGTTAGCGGATTATTAGACTACATTTCTGCTAATAGTTCTGTTGGTATTAGGGTAAAAAATGATAGTGGACATGCTATTAATAAGGGTCAGGCAGTATATATAACAGGATATGATAGTATTAATAGTTTACCAACAGTTGATCAATATAGGGCCAACAACACATTTTCTGAACAAAAATTCATTGGATTAGCATCATCATATATTTCTAATAACTCAATCGGTTCAACATTATCTGCTGGAATATTATCTGGCATAGATACTACTGGATCTATTAGTAACATATCTATCGGAGATGAAAGCTGGTCTAATGGAGACATTTTGTATGTTAGTCCGTATGATGATGGAAAACTGACTAAAATTAAACCACACAGAAATATTATTATTGTTGGCTATGTGCTTAATAGTAATATTAATGGTAGTATTTTATTAAGATGTTTTATTAATCCTAGATTTGATCAATTAAATGGAATAAACATTAATAATCCATTAAATTCAAATTTATTAAAATATGATGAAACTAATAGCTATTGGAGTAACTCTGATGATATTGATGGTGGAACTATTTAGGGGTGTATATATTTTTAATCTCTCTCTCTCTTTAAGGAATCTTAATAATGGCTAATACTATCAGAATTAAAAGAAGACCATCAAGCGGATCAGCTGGATCTCCATCAGCAGCATCACTATATAATGGAGAATTAGCCTTTAATGAAAATGATAATATTTTATATTATGCTTATGGAAGCGGAGTGGGAGGAATATCAACAGCAGTGCCTGCTATAGCTGGTAGTGGAGCATATTCATTAAGAGGTGGAACCAATGCTACTGGAACATGGCCAATTAGTATCAATGGAAACGCCGCCTATGCTACAAATGCTGTTTACACAACAGGAAATCAGACAATAGAAGGAACTAAAACATTTTATGGATCTGGTACTAATGGCTCCGCAGTTGCAATTAAGTCAGATACAAACTATCCTCCGTCA